GCGGTAGAGCTGTCGCAGCTTGCGGCCCAAGCAGCAGTCAAACTGTTGCAGAAAGACATGGCAGAAGCGCAGGCGGCACAGGCAGCACAGCAGGCTCAGGACCCACTCGTTCAGATGCAGCAGCAGGACATGCAGATCAAGCAGCAGGAGGCACAGCGCAAGGCGGCTCAGATGCAGATGGACTCGCAGATCAAGGCTGCTGAACAGAAGCGCAAGGTTGACAAGGACCAGCACGACTTCGTTCTTAGGGCGAAAGAGATTGAGATCAAGGAGATGGAGGCCGAGAACCGGTCCCATACAGAAGGTGTTCGGATGGGTATTGATATTGGCAAAACACGGGAGGCGTCTATGCGCCCGCAGGGTAAGAACAAGTAAGGAGATTTATGCAGAATCAGTCCGTTATCGACTATCTTGTCAGCAAGGTAGACGAACAGCGCAAAATTATTGAGGATCACGTGGTGCGTGGGAATATCAAAGACTTCCCTGAGTACCAAAAACTTTGTGGGGCCATTCAAGGGCTAGACTTCACAAAGCAATTACTGGCAGACCTTGCAAAAAAGTTGGAGGACGGTGATGAGTAGTATTGATGTTGTAGAAACGCAGAAGACAGCAGAAGAAAAGGCCAAGCAGTTGCCAGACCCTGTGGGGTACAAGCTGCTGTGCATGGTTCCCAACGTAGAAGATACCTACGAGGGCGGGATCATAAAGGCCGATGAAACCGTGCGGGTCGAGGAGCAGACAACCGTCGTCTTGTTCGTCGTCAAGGTAGGCTCCGGTGCCTATAAGGACCCAGTGCGCTTCCCAGACGGACCTTGGTGTGCCCCCGGTGATTTTGTCCTCGTTCGGACGTACGCGGGTACCCGAATCAAGATTCATGGGACCGAATTCCGGGTCATTAACGACGATACCGTTGAGGCTATCGTGCAAGATCCTCGCGGGATTAGCCGCGCATAAGGGGTAGAACATGGCTACGGAAAAGGAAGAATTTAAGTTTCCTGATGAGCTTGCTGACGCGAGCATCGAAATCGAGATCGTAGACGACACACCAGAGGCGGATCGGGGTCGTACCCCCATGCCCAAGGAAATCGTCGATGAGCTGGATAACGACGACTTGGAAGAGTACTCCGATAAAGTCCAGAAGCGTCTGAAACAGATGAAAAAGGTCTGGCACGACGAAAGGCGTGAAAAAGAGCGTTCGATCCGCGAAAAGGACGAGGCTATTCGGGTAGCACAGCAGGCTCATGAGGAGAACAAACAGCTCAAGGAGCGCCTTGGACGGGGGGAGAAGATCCTCGTCAGTGAGGTGACCAAGAACGCTACTAATGCCCTTGCGGCGGCTAAGCAGCAGATGAAGGATGCGTACGAGTCAGGTGATTCTGAGCTGATTACCCAAGCTCAGGAGGCCATGACAGACGCTAAAATCAGACTTAAAGATTACGAGAAGTTCAAACCCTCTGGACAGGAAGGCGAGAATAGCGTACAAACTAGACAACAGGCACAGGCACCAGCCCAAGTCGTTGATACCAAAGCGGAAGCTTGGCGTCAGAAAAACACTTGGTTTGGCGCTGACGAGGAGATGACTGCCCTCGCCCTAGGTCTGCACGAAAAGCTAGTCCGGTCGGGTGTTGATCCGCGAAGCGACGATTACTACCACCGAGTTGATACGACAATGAGGAAGCGATTCCCCGAATCATTCGAGGATGAGCCGACTCAAACGCAGGAAGAGGTAAAGGAGACCAAAAACTCCAAGCCAGCCCCTCGCGCAAAAGCCGCCAATGTTGTTGCTCCGGCTACGCGGTCTACCGCGCCACGGCAGGTTCGCCTGTCACCAACGCAAGTTTCAATTGCCAAGCGACTTGGCCTTTCTAACGAAGCGTATGCAAAGGAAATGGTAAAGTTGGAGAATGACAATGGCCGATAATCGTCTTGCTCGTGAAGTTGAAAATCGGGAATCCGCTCAGCGAAAGCAACAGTGGACCCCACCTGAAACTCTGCCCAGCCCGAAACCTCATGGCGGTTGGGTATTCCGGTGGATTCGGACTAGCTTTATGGGTCAGTCAGACCCTACGAACACGTCCGCAAAACTTAGAGAAGGTTGGGAGCCTGTGAAGGCCGAAGACCACCCGGAGCTTATGCTCCTAGCTGACCCGAATAGCCGGTTCAAGGGCAATGTCGAGGTTGGTGGACTATTGTTGTGCAAGGCACCAGAAGAGTTGATGAAGCAGCGGGCGGCATATTACCAGCGGCAGGCATCGTCTCAAATGGAAGCTGTGGACAACAATTTCATGAAGACCGAGGATGGACGGATGCCCCTCTTCAATGAGCGGCGTTCCTCGACCAGCTTCGGAAAAGGATCTAAATAAATTTAGGAGTATTAATTATGCCATATCCAACTGTGTCAGCCCCCTATGGGCTGCTCCCGGTTAACCTGCTCGGAGGGCAAGTATTCTCTGGCTCTACCCGACAGATTCCGATCACTTCGGCGCATGCCACGGCAATTTGCTTTGGTGACGTGGTTATCATGTCAGCAAACGGTTGCATCACGGGTGCGGTTCTGACTGCTACCACGGTCAACGTGGCTGGCATTTTCTTGGGTTGCAGCTACGTCAACACACAGGGACAGCGGGTTTTCTCGCAGTTCTATCCCGGTGCGATCACGGGTGTTGCAGATGGTCCTAATTCGATCAACGCGGTTGTGGCCGACGATCCGGATCTGGTCATGAAGGCGGTGGTTGTTTCTGGTACCACGGTTGTGGCACAGGCTACTCGTGCGAACTTGGTTGGTGGAACGGTTGCTCTGGTCGCCAATGCAGGTAGTACGACTACGGGTAACAGTGCACAGGCTGTTCTCAATAGCGGTAGTACGACTACGACTGCTCCGTTCAAGATCATCGATGTTGTTCCGGATACGTCACCTGCTGTTGGGTCCTTCGTTGAAGTCCTCGTGACTTGGAACCAAGGTGTACACCAGTATCGTAGCAACACCGGAATCTAAGGGAGTATATATAAATGGCTATTTCACGTGCACAACTACTCAAAGAACTCCTCCCCGGCCTGAATGCGTTGTTTGGTCTGGAATATGGCCGTTACGGCGAAGAGCATAAGGAAATCTACGAGACCGAAACCTCTGAGCGTTCGTTTGAAGAAGAGACGAAGCTTTCGGGCTTCTCTGCAGCCCCGGTGAAGAACGAAGGTGCGGCAATTTCGTACGACAACGCGCAGGAAGCTTGGACTGCTCGTTACAACCACGAGACCGTGGCTCTGGGCTTCTCGATCACCGAGGAAGCAGTCGAGGATAACCTGTATGACTCGTTGGCGAGCCGTTACACGAAGGCCCTTGCTCGTGCAATGTCGTACTCGAAGCAGGTCAAGGGCGCTGCCGTTCTGAATAACGCATTCACTTCCGGGTATAACGGCGGTGATGGTGTCATTCTGTGTTCGACATCGCATCCGTTGACTAACGGTGGTGTGAACAGCAACACGCTTGCAACTCCAGCGGATCTGAACGAAACCTCGCTTGAAGCGGCGGTTATTCAGATTGCAGCTTGGACGGATGAGCGTGGCCTGCTGATTGCCGCTAAGCCCCGGAAGCTTATTGTCCCCCCGAGCCTGATGTTCGTTTCTAAGCGCCTGTTGGACACGGAACTCCGTGTCGGCACGACGGACAACGACATCAACGCTCTTAAGGCGATGGGTTCGATTCCTGAAGGTTACAAGGTCAATCACTTCCTGACCGACGTAAATGGCTGGTTCCTGCTGACCGACGTACCGAATGGCCTCAAGCACTTCGTGCGTAGCCCCCTGCAGAACTCAATGGACGGAGATTTCGATACTGGCAACGTCCGTTATAAGGCCCGCGAGCGTTATAGCTTCGGCTGGTCTGATCCTCTGGGCATCTTCGGTACCGCTGGTGCCTGATGCTTTAGTAGGTAAATCAACAACTTAGTTGGTTTGGGAAAGGGGGCTTCGGCCCCCTTTCTTTTTCCCCCCGAGTACGGTACATTACCTGTTACTAAGTCCAACAAGTTAGTATGACTAAACACGTCCACCTAAGACCCAAATGTGCGATTGAATCCTGTCAAAATCCGGCTCGTGCCAGTGGGTGGTACTCGAAGCTAGGATTCAAAACGTACAAACGGCATTGCAGCACCCATTCAAAAGAGCTGCATATCCCCAAGTTCCGCTACCGTCAACACAAGAAAGACAAGTGTGAGCGGTGTGGGTATGTGCCTATCCATACGGGGCAGCTCGATGTGGACCATATCGACAACAACCACAAGAACAACGACCCCGCTAACCTGCAGACCCTATGCAAAAACTGCCACGCTTTAAGGACTTATGCCCCCAAGCTGTTTGACCCACCTTCGGTTTAACTGTATAAGGTATAGAGTCTAGGAAAAATTCAGCTACGCCAACCCGCCTAGGGGACGATGCACAGATGGCGTAACTACTTGTGCATTAAGGAGTTTAGTCATGGCCCAGAGCACTTTTCAGGGGGCTGTAAAGTCCCTCTCCGGTTTTATTTCCGCTGGCCCGAACGCCGTAGTCAACGTTACTACTAGTACGTCTCTGACGGTCGCGGCCCATGCAGGCAAGTTGATTTCGGTCAACGGCGCTGCAATCACTCTCACCTTGCCGCTTATCAACACGACTGCCTCGACTGCTGCAGCAGGCCCCGGCGTTGACCCCCAGTCGCTGAATAATCAGGGCGCGATCTTCACGTTCTTTGTGCAGACCGCAGCTACGGCTTTGGTCGTCCAGAGTGCTGCTGCTACTAACCTCATGTTTGGCAGCTTGGACGTGAGTATTGATAACGCCGCGACGTGCGTTGCGTTCTTCCCGAACGGCACAAGCAACTACATCATCACGCTTAACGGTACAACCAATGGCGGCTTGGTAGGTAGCTACTTTACGGCGCAGGTTGTTAACGCCAACACGTGGCTGATCCAAGGCGCACTCAATGGTTCTGGTGCACCCGTCACGCCGTTCTCAGGCTAATCTCCTGTAGGGGGGCTTCGGCCCCTCTATTTCACTAATCTAGGAGATATAGATGATGCAAACTGATGTACTATCGGCCCACCTAAACAGCACGGGATTTGCTGTGCTTGGGCGGGTCCGAGTTAAGGGGGTTACGTTCACTGGTACGGTAAGTGCGGGAACCATAAGCCTATATGATACGGCTACAGCCCCGGTAACCAGTGGCACCTATGGGCAGTCCACGAACACGGTCACGGTCTCAAGCACCTCGCATGGGTTGGTTGTTGGTCAGGCTGTAGGGCTTACTTTTGCCACAGCAACGGGGGTTTCCGCGACTAACGGCAATTACAAGATTGCTACGGTTCCCGACGCCAATACGTTCACTGTTACTGATATCAACTCCCGCACAATTACTGCTGGCACAGCGTGTACCTATACTACCGGACGGTGGTTGGTGTCGTTTGATACTGCAGCAGTAACGGTTGCCACATTGGGGTTGGCCCAGAACCAGAGTGTTCTTATTCCCGGCGAGGGCCTTGTGGTCTACACCGGGGTATATGTAGCGATGAGCAACCAAGCGGCAGTAACAATATTCTAC